GAGGTTCCATATAAACCGATCCGCCGGTATTCATGTTTCTAGCGATTGCCTCGCCTCTTTTGCGCTCATACTTGCTGATACGCCCATCTTTGTTCAAGTCGCTTTTTTTGGCGTCAAACTTTTTGTTCACTTCTCCGCCCTCTGCTTTTTTAGCGCCAGTATATTTTCCGCCCATTTTCTTGTACTCCTTGACCATGTACGCATTTGCGTATGCTGACGGGTAAACATCAAACTTAGCCTTGGCCTTAGCTTTTGCTTTGGCGTAAAGACTAGGATTGGCTACATTTTTAGGGGCAGAAGATTTCACAGCTACCTTCTTCTCCTAGAGCCTGCGGAAAAAAACTTAGGAGCCGCTTGCAGCGCTGGGGCTTTCGTAACCTGAAACGGCCCTTGATTGTAGGCAATTGGAGCACCTGTCTTTACATACCCTGAACCAACTCCGCCGCCGGGCATGTTGCCTGTTTTTACGGGCGAAACTGGATTTAAAGTTTGTTGATTATAAAAGTCAAGATAACCAGAATTATCTACAACGCTTTGATTGCCTCCGCCGCCAGAGCCTCCGCCAGCAGGGTTGAAACCAGCCGCCTCTGAATCTGATGGACCGTAATTCATGCCTGCATCATAGGTTTGGCCTGCGCCGGGGATGAAACCGCCCATAAAGTTTTCGTAAGGCGTTCCGCTGAAACCGCCTACATTGGTATTTCCAGCACCGCCTTCTCCGCCAGCGCCTCCGCCAGTTCCTCCGCCAGTTCCTCCGCCAGTTCCTCCGCTCGGAGGAGGTGTTTGAGTCTTCAGCTCGTCGATAATCGACTGCCTCAGAGCATCCACATCTACTTCTGCGGGAATTTGACCCTGTAGAGCCGTAATCTGCTCTTGTATTGGGTTGATTGCGCCAGTTATAGCTTCTTGCCTTTGAGCGGCAATCGGATCAATTGCGGCTTGAATAGCTGCTTGCCTTTGCTCCTCAATCTGTGCGGGATCGAGCATCTGCCCCTGAAGGTCAGCTATTTGTGTGGTTGTACCTTTCAAAGACTCCTGCAATGCTGCAAGTTCCTCAGAGCTTGCCGTACCCTCCATCGCTTTTTGCAAAAGCTCAATCTCTGATCCTAAAGCCGTGGTTGAGGCAGAAACACTCGCAACATCTGTTTGCAATTGCTCAAGGCTTTGAAGGGGTGCTAAACCACCAATTTTGCCTTCAACGTCCGATTTCAAAGACTCAATAGCGGTGTTAATTTGGTCTGGAGTAAGAGTTCCAGTTTCCATCGCTTGAGCGATAGACGCGTTAACTTGATCGTTGGTCAGCATGCCGTCGCGCAAAGCTTCCATTTGATCAAACAGTTGTTTTCTCTCTTCACTTCCTGTGTTTTCAAGGGTTTCAGATTCGGCTCGTAGATTATCAATTTCCGTTTGAATCTGATCGATTGGAAGGCTTGCAATGTTTTCTTGCAGATTGGTTACACTAGCCTCTATGTTGCCTAAAAGGGTTTCTCTTTCACCCCGTAAAGCTTCTAACTGAGCTTTGTTTTCGGCTTGAATCTCTGACTGAACAGTTCCCAAGCTTTCTCGAACAGAGTCTATCTCGGCCTGAACCGCTTCTGCTGCGCTTTTTTGAGCACCGGTAAGTTGTGCGTCTCGTTCGTCAAGATCAGCGTTTATTTGCTCCTGAGTGGAATTAAGGGTTGCACCTAGCTCGCTAATCCTTGCGTCAATATCGCCAATCAAAGAGCCTTGCCGATCCTCTAAACTGCCAATAGCCTCGGTTTGAGCGGCTCTTACTCTTTCCTCAGAAGCTGCTAAATCCGCAGCAGTCTGGTCAATATTCTGTTGAATTAAGTCACTAATTCTTTTTTGCTCAGCGGTCAACGCTGATCGTTCATCAATCCCTTCTTGCCGCAAAGCCGCTGTTTCTGTATCAACACCAGTTCTTAATTCGTTAATCCTGTCTTCCAAGGTTTTGGTCAAACCAGATCTTTCAGACGCAGCCGCTTCTTCTGCTGTCGATATGTCTTGCCTTAAAAGGTCTCTAAGTGAATCGATTTCACTCTGACGAGCAATTGCGGCAGCTTCGTCCGCAGCTTTTTGCTCATCCATGATTTTTTGATATTGAGTAGAGAGAAGCTCTTCAGTGCTTGGCCCTTCAATCGCAACCTTATTCATTTCATAAGGATTTGGCGCATCTCTTGAGCCACGGTCATAAACCGGTCGCTGCATCAAATAATCTTGAAGGGAGGCATAAGGAGAGGCTGAGCTACCATATTCGTCAACTGCTTGTTGCATATTGTCTGATAGAGCCATTAGATCACCATTTTTTGCAAGACCAGTAACGAGGTGTCAGCTTGTCTTTCGCCGTAGAACATTTATGGCGAGCGCGAAAACTGGCTCTTCTTTCTGGTATGTTTTTTTTGATTGTCATGTTGGGATCGCCAAAACGAACCAACTTAATTTGGTCACCTTGACGCGCAAGAACCGCAAACTTCTTTTTCCCGCCGGAAGTTCTTTTTGGTTTATTAAAACCGGAGAACGACTCGCCACGATAGGTGACTCTGCCGCCCTCGGTTCTTTTTGCGTCTTTTGTCGTAGCCATCAAGCGTACTCTTTTACAAGCTCCAAAATGACCGTGTAAGTGTCTGTATTGCTCGCCCCGATAGTCGTAAACAAGATATCTCCGGTTACACCAGCGCCAGCGTTATTTGGAATGCCAGTGAACGAAGAATAGTCATGAAAACCATTGCTGTCTGGTGACAAGCCAATAATTAGGGTATTTACCGTTGCATCACACAACAGCTCGACCCCCATCCCAACACACTGCCACCATATCTTAGCAACTGTAACTTTGGTGCAAGCCTTACCTGCAGAGTTGGTGGTCAAAGCTGAAACATCAACCTTGACCACATTAGTCTCTCCGGTTCCGTCACTAATGTTAGTGAATTTAAGGACAGCCTTACGCTCTCCATCCTGAATGGTTTGGCTGGTTACTGCATCTGCCATTGCCTATCTCCTATTCTGTGGATTAAGCGTCAGCAAAAGGAGTAACAATTGTTCCGCTTCCGATCAGCAAAGAGTCATGAACCAAGTAGGTTGCAGTATCGATAGCAGTTACTTTGATAACACTGCCAACAATTCCGCCTTTGGTAGATCCATTCAAAGTCATAACGTCGTTGGATGCGGCAGGAACGAATGCTTTATTAGTACCATCATCGACAGCTACTATCGCAGCGCCAACAAACTTGTCGGTTCCATCTGTTTTGATGTCCAAATCAGTGGCTGCGGTTTCAACATAGAAAAAGAAAGACGCGCCAATGTTGTTTGCTTGATCAGGGGCTGTCGGGTCACTAGGAGTGGCTGAAGAGATAGAAGGCAAAGTAAACTTGCCGTCTGCATCATTCAACATAATGATTTTACCGGCATGAGCCGCAACGGTTAAAGTTGTGTCAGCAGATAAGCTAACGCTGCTGTTAACGCCAGCAGTAATAAAACCAGCTAAAGATTTAACGGGTCCAGAAAAAGTGGTTTGCGCCATTATGGTCACCTCTTACGAAAGGATTCGCCCCACTGTCTTCGTAACGTCCGCTGAGCCGGTCAGTAGGGCTAATTTATCTCAGGTCAATGACATTCTAGGTCAATATTAAGGCAAAAAAAAGGGGCCGTTTGGCCCCTTAGTTTTAGGCTCCTTGAGAGCCGTAGATGCCTCTCCAGTCGGACCAACCGAATGAATAACGCTCTCGCGCCTTGTATCGGATGTTTCCGGTGGTGAAGTCTGGTTCCATAGACGTTTCCATGCTAGTGCGCTGGAACATCTTGAGACCTTCGCCTTGGTCTGTCACAGAAGTCAACAGGAAGAAAGCGTCTGGATCGTTCAAGTAGTGGTTAACAGTGTAACCACCGGGCAGAACGCCAGTGTTTCTGATCGCGTTAACGTCATTGTCAGCAGTACCAGATCGCTTGTCAGAATTCAAGATTCTGTCCGCAACAAATACCAATTGTGGAGGAACGACTAACTTAGTCGCCTGAACCGAAATGGTCAGTCCTCGGTCATCGGTAAAAGTGCTGATATCGATCAAAGCATCTTCAAGTGAAGTTTCATTGAGGTCAGCCATCGTCGTAGCTCGGTTAGCAGCAGTGCCGCCACCAGCCAGAGGGTGAGCTGTGTTGATCAATGATACGCCGTCACCGCCAGTATAAGTACCAGAGAAAGCGTTATTCAGCACATCAGCGCCTTTTACTTCCTTGGTATTTGACATTGAGCGAGCCAGAGCTTTCACATATCGCTTACCGAGTGAGTCATACAAATTGTCTTCTACTGCTTCATCCGTCCATAAGTCATTGTTTTAATGACTTTTTTGTTCAGGCCAAGTCGCTAATTTGACCCCGTTCTTTTCAGAACCGCTGCATGTCGCCATGCAGATCAGACTATATCTTCAACCGTTCTGGTTGGATGGCGCTTCCACTCGCTTGAGTGTACTCCCTTTCGGGATAGTCGTTGCACGTTCCTCTTTCGAGGCTTCGCTCAGGATTGTCTTCGTGAGATGTTCCCTGAATTCACCATCTTATGTCCTGCGTATTCCTACGCAGCGCGTCCACGGATATTATCAAACGCGAATGCTAACGCAATTGTTTCATGCGTATAGCGAGCAGAGTAAGACTCAGAAGCATTGTCAAAAACAACGCCCTGACCTTCAGTTTTTGTTGGTGCCGAACCAAAACCAGTAATTAACACCTCTTCTTCAAAGGCACGTTGAGAATCTTCGATTGCGTAGATTTCTTCGTACTCTCGGTCGTATGAATCATACGACATACCAAAAAGGCTGTTTAAACCCGGTTCCAATTCCTTGGCTAATTGCGCTCTTGAAATTGCCATTAGTCAGTCTCCTTATGCTAGACCAGCAGATTTAACACCGGCAATGTGGTTTTGAATAACCACAAGCACGTTGGTGTTAGCACTTGCTACATCTTCGTTATCAGGATCTTGAGAAATGTCCAAAGCTTTTAACGGCAAAGTTGTTGTCG